CGACATATAATTCTTCGGAAAGCATCCGACACCAGATCAAACATCCCAGAGAGGTCGCCACAGCCTGCTTTGACTTGAAATCATTTACCGAACGCCTCCCACTTGAATTACAGGAGATAGTTTTAGAAGAACTGTACGGGCCAGAAATACAACAAGCCTGGACAGAACTAATGAAACAAAAAGTCAGACACAAGAATGAATATCTTGAGTATGGCTGCGGTCAGCAAATGGGAATCTTGTCATCGTGAGCCATGGCTTCCTTGACACACCACTTCCTAATCCAATGATTCGGCCATGTTGCAGAAGCACAAAACGTTAACCTAGAGTATAAGATACTAGGAGACGACAATGTAATCTCTAACCCCCAACTGTCTGAGGCCTATGAGATGGGTATGCAAGCATTACACATACCTATCCAGAAGTCTAAGACGATGAGGACGGGAAACACTGCGTCGTTTGAATTTCTGAAACGCCTTTTCAATAAAGGTGAGGAGGTTACACCCTTACCTTGAAAGGTTCTTGAAATGGAACCACTGGATCGGTACCTAGAACTCTGACAACTCATGAGAAACCGTTCTTCTAACGAGGTCAATATCGAGCCCTTCCTTTTAGCCGTTCCGGATGCAGAACAAAACCTGGCTAAGGTATACACCTCCTTAGCGCGTGGACTGCAAAGTCCCCCCGCAGGGTCAGACCCCATTCCTTTCCTGATCGGGCGCTTGGAAAGCACTCAAAGACAAGGAGCTCTCCGCGCACTGGCGATCCAAAAGGCGATCCAGAACTTTTCTAAGTTCGAACTTGCTAAGGCTAGGCCGCAGATCAAATTGTCCACTTCCAAGAAGCCTCAGAAGGTCCGGTTGGACTCCGATATTCTCCAGATAGAAGCTTATGTAATCATGACGGCTTATTTAAACCAGATGAAAGGTGACATCGAATCGTACGCAGAAAGACAAGAGAAGCTCACCCGGTCATGATGTGACCAGATGCGCGACCATTCGGAGGACGTCGAGGGAATGTGGGTCAATTGAAACATACTTGACCTCCTCGAAGAGAGGAAAACCACATTCTGATCGCTGTCCCCTAAAGTCCGCTTCGCCGACCGACGCCCTCAAATCCTTCGGAACACGGCCGAACTTATAGCCGAGTTCTACAAGACTGTCGCGATAACTATAACTGGCGGTGAGTGAAAAGAAACTCCCCGAGGTGATACCAGTACCCGATCCGGTTTCTGAGATATGAAAGTCTTAGCCCTATCCGGGGTCCCCCGATCAGTGCGTGAAGTTCGAGCACAAATCGAGAAGACTCAAGAAGGATTTCAGACCAAGGTAGACAAATATCTCCAACGGCATAAAATCAACTCATTCCTAACTTGGAAATACACCATGGTGTTTGGCGGGGATCCCCTTTTCAAGGCACCGCGAAAGTAAGCAGTGGTCCCAGCATTGACAAGCACGTTGACCTTAATCACGTAGGTTAACAAGGACTTAAAACCTTGCGCCTAGCGCAAATCCGGGAGCGTAAAACCTCCCCGGGGTCCGTACCTAGTCAGTACGGG